TGGGGCCACCAGCCCACATCCACCAACCACCTCACCAACGACGAATGACAGACCCAACCTGGCCAATCAGCATCCGACGCAGCGGAGGCAACTTCGGCCGCTTCGAGTGGCACGATTCGGACACACGGAGCCATTGCGGCGGCCCCTTCTGGGGCGACTGGTGGTGGCGCCATCTTCCCCAGTCACCTCCAGCCGCCAACCACCCAACCAACGACGCATGACAACCTCCACCCCCGCGCCCGGCTACGGCCCCGGCGACGACCTGGACCGCGACGGCATCCCGAACGTGCTTGACGGCGCCACGGCCTTTCTCACCCAGGGTTCCATGGCCTGGCACCGACACGTCCAGTGGGTCTGCCGGGCCGCGCCATTCGATGCCCTGCAGGCCGGCCGCCGCTACTGCCTGAGCCTGGCAGAACATGCCTGGTCGGCACCGTTCCCCATCGAAGACGCTGACCGAGTGGCCGCGATCCTCCGGCGGCAGATGGCCGGTGATACTGCCGCATGGGCCACCATGGCGGAGGAACTGGCGCGGCTGCAGCAGCTCTGGCCGAACCCCATGGATCCGGTGGGCTCATTCCTCCGGTCGGCCCTGCGCGGAATCCCCGATTTCGCCAGCATCGGCATCTTCAACAGCCGCCCTGCGGCGGATCGCGCCAAGGCGGTCAGGACCATGCGCCGGATGCTGGTGGACGCCATCACCGCCCAGCAGCTGGTAGCCTGACCGAGCAAAGCGGACGGCCGCCACGCACGCACACACCGGCCCCGGCATCGTCGGGGCTTTCTGGTGTCAGGTTTTCGGCCACAGCTCGCGCGGATCCTTGCCGGTCACCATCATCCGCGCCAGCCGTTCCGCCCGGGTGCCGACCTGCTGCGCCCACTTGGAGTCGAGCATCATCGTTGCGCCACGTTGGTAGTCGCCGGCCTGGATCGTCGCCAGGGTCTGCCGGAACTTCAGCAGGCCGGAGAGGCCCAGGTTGAAGGCCATATCCAGCAGCACCCGTTGGCGCACTTCATCGAGGCCCGCCACCCACGGCAACGCACGAATCAACTCCCGCTCCTCGCGCGCGATGTCGCCGGCGAGCAGGAAGGCCGATTCCTCGGCCGTGATGCCGCGGTCGTCGAGGTTGCGGCCGACACCAATCGTGAGCTTCCCGGCGGGGCAACGGTAGGGCTTCAGCCGCTCGCCCTCATGCAGCCGCAGCTGACGGGTCATTGCGTCGCGGTTGACCATCAGCGGCCATCCCAGGGCCGGCGCCGCTTCGGCTGGTAGGGGTAGGCATTGCTCAGCGTGTTGAGCAGCAGCTGAAGCAGGCTGTTGCTCTTGAGCTGGCTCATGCCCACGATCTCAGACGCGACGAACAGCGCGAGGCCGATCCATTCGAGGTGTTGTGTGTCCATGGTTCAGGATGCGAGGGGTTCGGCGATGATGGCCCAGCCGGTGCCGGGCCCTTCGACCATCCACCGTGGGCAGAGGTTGCGGCGGCTGTAGCGCAGCCGTGCGCCCCAGTTGTTGCCATAGGTGCCGTTGATGAGGTCCAGATCGCCGAACGGATCATGGACAATGATCGCATCATCGGAGTAGCCGATGGCGGTGATCCAGTGTCCGCCGCCGGTGGGCTTGCTGACGGGGCCCTTGTGGAGGATGCCGAGGGGCACCGGCACACCGCGGTCGATCTGCTGGGTGATCGTGTCCCATGATGCGTCCTGGATCATCCTGGCCTGAATGCCGTAGCTGGCCAGCGCGCGCAGCTGTGAGGATGCTTCGGTGGTGTCGCCGTAGCGCAGCACCCGACCCAGGTAGGTGTCATCGCCGTTCGGGCCCTGGAGGGTGCCGGGCTTGAGGGTTTCGAGCAGCATGGCGCAGGCCGAGCTGAAGCACATGCGGAGCGCATGATCGGTGGCGGAATCCCGTTGGCTGAAGTAGCGCACCTCCAGTGGGTTCGACCGTGTACGCGGCTGCTCCTGCCGGCCGTCGCCCTGCCAGGTCTGATACCAGCTGGCATCACGTTTCTTCAGGCTGGCGGGCACCTGCTCCCAGAATGCTTTTATCGCTGCGCGCTGCCGCGGCAGACCACGCCAGAACTCGAAGAACGGCACCAGGTCGTCGATGCTGCCGGGGGTCGTCATCGGATCATCGGCACCGGTGGATTGAGGTGATGCTTCGGCCCAAACTCTAGGCGCGGTGCGGCGATCATCACCACGATCGGCAGGACGAGGGAAACGGAGACCGCAAGGATCATGCCCTGGCCGATGCGCTTCTCGGCTTCTGCCAGCCGACGGAATGCCTCGGAGATGTCCGACCGGTTCTGAGACATAGCGGTCAGGATGGCATCGAGCCGGCCCTCGATCTTGCCGATGGCCCTGAGGATCTCGCCATGGGTTGGCGAATCGGGTGCTTCAGACATGCCGCGCGGCACAACCACTGCAGGGTAGCTGCGGATCAGATCATTGCCTCAAGCTCAACCGCGACATCAATCAGGCTGCCGGATCGGTGGATCTCCTCCGGTGGGCTGGCGTAACGCCAGCGGGTGGAGCCCGACACGATGTCGGTCATGGATGAATGGCCGGCCCATGCGGTGGCGGACAGCAGAAACGACAGCATGCCCCCCAGCTGAGTCCGGTAGTGGTCGCGGATGAGCTTGGCCTCGGCTGCGGTGAGTGCATCGAAGCCCAGCTGTAGGCGATGGCCGGCCGGGTTGGTGCCATGGCGGAAACGCACGACACCACCAGCCCAGCCGGGCTGTGTGCTGACCGGATAGGAGCCGAGGTCATAGGACCGGCTGGTGGGTTCGAGCGATGGGAAGGTGGCCATCAGTTCTGGAGCGTGATCGTGGAAGCGGCCACAGTGAACGTGCCGTTGGTGGTGGACACGTCGGCGTCGAAGTCGTTGTAGAAGACCAGCTCATCAGCCGATGATGCACCGCCACGGGACTTGTAGACCACGGCGGCCCGTGCGGTGATGGTGCTGCTGGCCCAGGATGTGGCAGCGAATGAGAGGGTCACCTTGTCGTTGGCGGTGTCCTTGGTGACGGTGCAGGCAATGGTGCTGCCGCCGGTGGTGTAGCCGGTGCCGCTGACTTCGTTGGTGACGTCATCGCGGCGGTCGTGGGTGTCCTTGTTGGGCGTGTAGCTGGAGGTCACCAGCATGATTTTGTAGGTGTCGGTGTCGAAGTCGATTGCACCGCGGGCCATGTCGTCGATGGCGCTGTTGTAGATGAGGTCAGCCATGGGGGTGAGGGTTAGGAGGTGGAAGCTGCGCCAGCGTCAAGGGTGACGGTGACGGTGAGGTCAGCGGCCGGCGCCTCGCTGCTGGCGGTTGCCGCGCCAGCGTCAAGGGTGGCGGTGACCGTCAGCGTGGCGGCGGGTGCGGTGCTGCCGGCGGTGGCGGCACCAGCGGCAAGCGTTGCGGTGACGGTCAGGTCCAGGCCGCTGGCGACCATTGCCTCAGGGACGACGGATTCGAGGGTGACCGACACATCATGGAAGGGACCGCAGAAGTCGACGATCTGCGGCGGCTCGACGTAGCGCCACTGGTAGCCGGTGAGGGTGAAATCTGCAGCGGTGAATCCCTGCAGGAGTGAGGATGGAATGGCGAACGGCAGGAAGGCACCTTGCTGGCCCTGATAGTGGCTGACGACCGACAGCATGTCGGCCTGTGATAGCTGGGTGAAGGTGACGCGGAGGGTGCTGGCGACCATGGCGGAGCTGTGGAGCACCCGGCGGTTCAGGTTGCTCAGCGTCAGGTAGGGGGTGTGCGGATACTCGCCTGGCGTGAAGGTGCGAACGCCGGGGGTGAGGGTGGGGAAGGTTGCCATGGTTAGACGTTGTATACCAGCGGTGATTCTGCAGAGGTGTTGGGATCAATCATCACGCCATCAACGTCCCAGCGGCTCATGGAGCCACCCTGAGGAACACGCAGATAGGTTCCATCAGCGGTGGTCGTGATGACAGCAGGATCAGTAAAGAACGCTTTAGTTATGCCACCGACAGTGCCGGTGAACGCGATGTTAGTCGGACTGTCGAATGGTGGGTTTGTGACGTTGTAGCTGCCGTTGACCCTGCCGCGCGGAAGGCTGAATGTCTGCCCTGCGGTAAGGATTTCTTCATGAATCCATGTATTGACCAACGCGCCATCTGTATATTTGCGCAGGGTAGCGCGAACCTTGGCGCCACTGCCAATAGTGTTCTTGAATAACTCAGGGCTCGATGGTGGTGTGCATGGACCGAGCTGAGACGGTCCGTTAGTTGTGCCCTCACCATCCAAGCAGATGCCGGTAATCTCCTTGTGGTTGATGTTGAAGTTAGGAGGCAGTGAACCGCCGGAGTATTCGCGACGTGTACCGGGCACACGATCCATGTTCTGATCCAGGTCCCATACGACGTGAATAAAGTTGTCACAGGGTGGCTCAATGACGCGGCAGTATTCGTCAGCCAGCACGGGGCCGCCGTTGTTCGAGTCGAGCCCATCGCCCGGATTCCCCGGTGTCGAATCAGGACCATTGCCATCGCCTGGCGTTGAGCTGCCGCCACTCGGCGGGGCACCATCAGGCGGCAGTGATGGGGGAGTCGGCAGCGGTGCGTCGTTGT